ATCGTTTCCCCTGTTTAGTTGTTATATACCCGCTAATTTACGGATATTTGTTAAGTCAGCATCTTCCCTTTGTGCTCTGTCGCCACTTGATTCAGAAATCACTTGTTTTCCTGTCTCAACTGGTTTGTCAGCCATCACGTGTGGTAGATACTTGTCGAATGAAGCCTGAAGTTTTGCTGTTTGAACTGATTCTAACAACTGACTCATTACCTCACTCTTTTCTTTGCCCAATGGTTTGAGCATCTCAGCCATCTTTTCCTTACGTTCCATCAAGTCTGCCTGTCTTTTGGACTCGGCTTCTTTCGACTCAATCACCGCTTGTTTCTCTTCGACGGCTTTCTCAGCGTCTTTTAATTTCATTGTAGTTTCATCCACAACTTTCATTAACTTCGCAGTCTCAGATTTCTCATTTAAGTAAGAATTCTGGTACTCAGAAGCAAACGCCTCGAATATTTTCTTACCAAAGTTGATTTCTCTAGCAGATGTAATGTCTTCCTTCAGAGATTTTAACTCTTCAGCAAGTTTTTTGTTCACTGCATTCTCTACAACTTTAGCAGATCTTGTTATGAAAGCCTCTTTCATCTTAGCCATTTGTTTTTTGGCTTCGGCTACTAGTTTGACTTTCGTTTCCACAACGCCTTTTTTGTCTTCATGGAACTCTTTAATTTCTTTTGCAAGAGCGTTTACTACAAACTCTTCCATTTTCTTAAAGTTTTCATGTACATTTTTTCTGTCGCCGTGTAACTCTTTTAACTCTTCGTTCAATTTAGAAAGAATAAATTCTTCTAATTTAGCAGAGTGTTTGCCTACGTTTTCTTTGTAAGCAATTTTTTCCTGTGCAAGTGCTTTTCTGTCTTCAACGAACTTTGTGATCTCTTCAGATAATTTCTCGTTCATCATAGAATCGATAGCCTCGATCATGTTTGCTTTGTCGTGTTCGTATCTTTTAGCAAACTCTTCTCTTAACTCTGCACCTACTTGTTCTTTGTTTTCCTTGATTTTTGAATCCCAAGCCTCTTGGATGCTCTTTTGAACGTCTTCTGAGATTGCTCCTGATTCAACAAGTTTTGATATTGCGTCTATCATGTTATTTTAGGTCCTTTATTATGTTTGTTAAAGCATCTTTTAGATACTTCTGTGCTTTTGGGTCATTTCTAACTTCAGCGGCCAACCCTTTTACCATGTTACCACCCTTGGTGTTCATAAGGTGTTCGTAAATTGGCGTTGGGTAAGCACCTGGTGCCGAAGGTTGGGCCACAACATCTACTGTGATGATCTCAAAGTCTGAAACTTCACCGCTTCCGTACTCAGAAATGTTTCCACTTCCCCTACTTGATACGCCTAGTTTCACTCCTGATTCCAACATAGTTTTGACAAGTTGGCCCATCGGTGTTGGTAGGATTTTCATCTTACCATATCCATTTGGTCCGTCCATCCACATCTCAGTTATCATGTGAGACACACGGTCCAAATTAATTTTTAAATCATCTGGGTGATCCACTTCACCTAAAACAGAGTATCCTGATCCGATCTGGTCATTAAGTGTTTTCACTGCTTTTCCAATTTCATTTACTGGGTAAATTCTTTGGTTAGCGTTCTTGATTCCACCTTGAATACAGATTCCCTTCATGTACAAATCCTTGCCGTGTTCGCCCTCGTGCAAGATCTGTACTCTGGCCTGATCAAATGTTAGATTCTCTCTAAGGTATAGTGACATCCAATGATCTCCTCCTCTAAATCAACAATTATTTTCTAGAAATAACTGGAGATTTTGCAGATTTGTCAGAACCGTCAGCAGTAGCAGGTTTTACTTCTTTTTTCATTGAAGTACCTTTCGCTTTGCCTGGCGAGTTCTCAAATTCACCCATTTTTTGTGCAGTTGGTGCCGCTCTGTCGCCACTGTCAGCCTGGCCTTGGTTTAAACTTTTAGCGTTTGCTGAGTTAAGTGGTTTGTTAGCTGTACCAATTGGTGATTTTCCGCTGTCTGAGTGGTCAGCAGTGTCGGCGCTTACTGGGTTTTTGTACTCTTTCATGTCTTCTTTTTTCTTACCCATGTCCTTCTTGCCTTCCATTTCAACTTCTGGAGTTAACTCTGGTGCAACTTCTAATGACTCATCTTCTTTTTCTTCTTTGTCATCTTTCTTGTCGCCCATCATTGCTTCGAATTCAGCCTTTAATTCATCTAAAGCGTCTTCTAAGTCAACAACTCTGTCTTCCATATCTTCGTCGCCTTTGTCGCCGTCCATGTCTTTGTCCATGTCTTTGTCCATTTCCATGTCCATGTTCATTTCTTTAGCGCCTTCTTCGTCTGCTGATATGTCTTTAACCAATTCGTCAGTTGCGTCACCGCCTACTTCTTCGATTGATTCTTCTTCAGTTGTTTCTGATTCTGTTGCTTCGTCTTCGATTTCAGCAACTTCATCAACTTGATCTTCTTTAGACTCTTCTGAAGTTTCTTTTACTTCTTCATCTTTTGCTTCTTCTGTAGTTTCTTCTACTTTCTCTTCAGCAGTTTCTTCTACTTTTGCTTCATCAGATGCTTCAGTTTCTGTAACTTCATCTTCTTTTTTCATTTTCTTGTCATGCATCGCTTCTGCAGTAACTTCTTCGTCTGCTAGATTTTCGTAGATATCTCTTGATTTTTCTACAACGATTTCATGGAATAAAGCCTCTGCTTTATCGTTTTCTTCGTTTATTAGCAACTCTAATAACGATTCAAATTTATTGTTTGACATTTTACACGTGCTCCTTGTTTTATAGTCGATTTGTACTTATAAGTGTTTGTATTTACAAATAAAGCGTAAAAACGGTGTGATAATTGGCGCTAAAAGGTGTCTTTTTGCCTATTTTTTTAATTCTAGGTTGAATTTTTCGAGAAATTCTTCTATCGTTGGATGATCTATGTTTCCTTTGGTGAATTTGCCCTGTAGATCTTTGGGGATGAACCAGCCTTTTGGAACGATCCTGTGAAACTGCGTATCAGGAAAATCTTGCACACAACGTTTAGTTTGGTTTAGCCAGTTGCCATGAAAGGTTGCCTGTTCGTTGCTTTTTTTATAGTTCCTTGTATCCTTGAACACGTTGTTGAATCTGTAATGTTGATTTTTGCCTTCTTGTAGATGTCCTTGATAGTCAAAGCCAAGCACGTAGATCTCCTTGAATCCATGCTCACACGCCATCCTAAGTGCAGTTGGACCACTCGACCAACCCAGGCTTGGTTTAAACCAGTTGCAGTGATCGAGAACTTTTTGATATTTGCTGTATTGTGCATTGTAGTTTGACCACACTTTATTGTGTATCATGTAATCCGTTTCGGCTATCTCTTTGATCATCTTTGGATCTACCGCGATTAAGAAGTGCGGTCTGTGTGTTCTGTACACACCATTACAGGCAAACACCGTGCCCTTCGCTATGAGATCATTTATTTCGATCCCCCTACGTGATTCACCGTTTCCTAATACGAATGCTATTGATGACATTATAACTGTAAGTTATCGTCTTGTGCAGGCTGTCCGTACATCTTTTGAACAAAAACTGCTTCTTCCTTCTGCTGTGCATCGTGTTCCTCAGATGCAAGTCTCATAGAGTTGATTTGTTTGAGTGTCAAACGTGTTTTTCGTGTGTCTTCTGAATCCAAGATTGAAATATCGTGTTCCGGCTCGTAAGTTTTGTCTTGTTGGAAGCCGTCTGCACCATATGTGAAAAATTCGTTGAGTTTCATATCAGTATTTACCCTTATACCTGTCCGCCGCCGCCTGTACCGCCCGGAGTCTGTCCACCTGGCGTTTGTCCTGGTTGTCCTGGTTGTGGTGATCCTGGTTCTGGTGCATCAGGACTTGCTGTCGGCTCTTCGAATTGATCAAGATCTCCAGCTATTCCCGACTGTGTTATGCCACCTGTACGCAGTTGTGCATTTTTAGTCTGTTTTTTCTGTGGAATATTATTTTCTTCTGCCCATAGATCAGCATTTCTCGCCATCTCTTCTTCAGTCAGGCCGAGATATCTCTTCAGTGCAAATCTCTTACTCATGTAAGGCAATTCTGCAACCGCTGTAAATGTGTTTACCCTTGCTTGGTCCATTTCAGTCTGCCTGTATTGTGCAAAGTTCTGCGGTGGATTTAATTTTATTTCAAACATTGAGTTATCAATGTTGTAGCCTTTTGTTTTGACCCATAATTTAAATTCCTCATCAAAAGTTTCCGCCAACATGCTTTGCAATCTGGCACAATATTTGTTGAACCTCAGTTCCTGTATGTAAGCAGTACCGACTCTTCCGTCGTTGTACTGTTGCTGTCCATCCTCTGCACCTGTTGGTAGGTATGAACTTGGTATCCTCAAACCTCTAAACAGTTTGTTTGTGAAGAATCTCAAGTCATCTATCTCTCCTAGGTTTGTACCACCTGGAAGCGTGTCGACTTTAGATCCTCTACCTTCTGCTGTCTGTGGGAAGAAGTAATCTTCATTGATCGACATCGGATTATATGTTGCATCAATAAAGTTTGCACCACCAGATGCACTTGGAATTCTTCTTTGGTTTATCTCGTTCTTAACTCTTTCAACGAATTGCATCGCCAAGTGTGTAGGCATGTTACCCACGTCTATGTAGAACACCCTCCTCTCTGGTGCTCTCTGAACCCTGTAAATTATGATTGCATCTTCTAATAATTCCTTCTGCTTGTAAACTTTGAACACTTGTTCTAAAACAGACTGTCCGAACGGGAACAAGTTGTCTAAACCGTCCGACATGGACATGTGTATTACATGCTCTGCATTAATATTGTAGGCATTCATTGTCTTGTAGAATCTTCCGCCTGTTGTGGCACCCGCAAATCCTGATAGGCTGTTCGTTGCACCTGCGTTTGCATAACTTGATCCGTACGCCGCTGTACCACCACCTGTTGTTCCACCACCACCATATGTTTGGTTTGGTGTTATCTGTGTTGCACTCAATCTCTGTAGGTTTGGATTGATGTCTCGGATGACATACTGTTCAGGTTTCTTGCCCTCAGATTCGTTGACAACAATTCTATCTACTTTTGCGTTGTCGATGTATAACCATTTTTGTGTTTCGGGGTCTCTCACAAAGAAACAGTCTCCGTATTTCAGTGCGTTCCTGAAGATCCTAAATATCCTTTTGTTGAATTTGTTAGATTTTGTCCATTGTTGCAAAGCCTTCTTAAGAAGTTTCACTTCATGCTCTGTGGTCTCATCCTTGAACACAAGATCAAATGGAGTTTCGTTCTCTGTGTTCTTCTGTGTTGAAAATTCTGCTAGTATGTCCAGTGCCGCATTGATCTCAGAATCTGAATCCATCTGGTCATACTGGAAGTACCTCTGTATCCTGTTGGGGTGTCCTGTGTACACGTCTGGCAAGTAAGAACTGTAGTTCCTCTTTGCGAAGTTGGGTACTTTCTCACCAGATATTGGCGAAAGGTTAGCGTCTTTAAAATATTTTTTCCAAGCCATGCTTTATATTACACTTTTTTTATACATTTAGCAACCTAAACAAGCCCGACCTGATTACGATCTTTTCTAGCCGTTGTTTCAACTGCTTTCAAGGCCCTGGATTCGACTGCAACAAGTGTATTTACGCCGTTTACCATAGATGCAAGAGCCTTATTTGCATTATTGAGTTCAGTGCTCATCGCCGCCATTTTTGTCTCTAAAGCAGTAGTGTCAAATGTTTCCTTAAGATCGTTGTTAGCGGTTACAGTTCCTCCTGTGCTTGAAGTTATAAATTCTGGTCCTCGCTCACCAACGAGGTAAGTTTTACCAGCCTCCATGTTGCCACCAAACTCCATGGCGCCTGATGCCTTGACCAATCCATACAGACCGCCTAGTACTGCTCCAACAGTTGTGCCAACACCAGGAATGACTGATCCAAGTAAAGCACCCGATGCCGCGGATCCTGCCACACCTGCAAATTTCTCCATAGGAGTGTCTCCGCCTGCTATTCCTCCAGATACTGCAAGTCCGGCCGCTCCAATGCCTCCAAGACCTACTTTGCCCAAAAAGCCTCCCGCACTTCTGATGGCTCCTCCTGGTTTGAAACCTTGCGTTATGCTTCCGATTGTTTTTCCGAGACCTTGCGTTCCTATCCTAGTACCTGCGGCAATTATTCCTATCTGTGAGGCCTTGTTGAAAAGGAACTTGCCTGTCAGTGCTCCGGCAAATAGAGTTGCAGTGAGATAAGGTGCCTTGGCCAGTGCCTGTGCTATTCCTCCTGTGCCTCCCATTATTCCTTGAATGCCACCAATCAATCCACCAAGTGCTGGTCCAAATGCCTGTAGTAATCCTGTTTCAATCGATTGAAACTGGCTTGATAGAACTTTAGATGCTTGTTCGAATGATGTTAAATTCCTTACCAGGCTCGATGTTGATGCGTTTTGTTCGTCTATCACTGCACCTGTGTCTGTAATTCTTCTTCCTAAATTTATAATACCACCTTGTAGTGCCAAGAACTCAACTTGTCCTGTTACAGTGGCTTTCCTAAATCTATCTATGCTCGCCGCTGACACATCTCTTATTCCGACCAATGCTTGTTCCGCCGACACAGTTCCATTGATGAGGCTTCTAATAATTCCTTGTGCCTCTGGAATGTTTTGGACAAGTGCTAACGCTGATTCAGTAACCGGGACTCCTGCGTTTGCAATCAAGTCTTGGAAGCCTTCTGCCAACTCTGGACTAATGCCCGCCACTGTTCCCGCGAACGCTTGGAGTCTTTGACGTGTTTCATCTGTTTGCCCTTGCAGTGCCGCTTGGAATCTTTCGTTACTCTGTTGCTGTTCTATCTGTGCTCGTAGTTCATCTCTCTGTTGACCTGTCAGTTTTGCCAGCCTATCTAACTGTTCAGCGAAATTTATGGCACTCTGGGTTCTTTGCTGATCAGTAAGTCTGCCTAATATTCCTGTTCTTCTCTGAGAATCTAAATTTAATAGTAGCGTCTCGTTGATCTCATCAACTGTAAGTCCTAATGGTGCCAATCTTTCTATACCGACTTCTCTCGTTATGGCTCCTAACCTTGCTATGGCCTGTGCACCTTGTGTTGTTGATCCGAACAGAGCCGCCAAATTCTGTGAATTGTTTGCAACCAATGAAGCAAAGTCATCGAGTGGCAGTGCCGCTTCCGCCGCCGCCGTCCTCAATTGAACTATCGACTGTCCAAAGTTTGCACCTGTCTGTGAAAGTTGCCTGAATGTTTCTATGTTGACATCTAACCTGTTGCCCAGTGTCTGTAGGCCTAAAACATTGTCAGTGAATGCACTTATGCTACCCTCACCTCTGAACGCCGCCTTGCCAAGACCTACGAAACTGTTGCCAACTCTCTCCAAGATGTCGACCATGTCGGCATTTGCCTTGGACAAGTTTTCCTGTGACTTTATTGCCTCGTCGATTGTTTTGACCTGTTCCTGGTCGTTTTTAAGTAACTCTTTAGATACCTTTAATTGCTGTATTAGTATATCACGCTCTTTGGTGGTAAGTGGTAATTTCTTCTGCAAGGCCTCTAATTCTTTTTGGGCAAGTTGCCTTTTTTTTGCCTGATCACGAGAAGGATTTAGTTTCTGCAGTTCTTCCAGCAGTTTTTTTATAAGTTCTTGATCGTCCATACGATGTTTTTTCAGCCCTTTTTATACGCATATAAATATAGACATCTATACGCTTTTAGTGTATATTTATAGAATAAAAAAATGACAGAAAATGCAAACCCATTAAACAAGTATTTTAGACACCCGGCGATTTATGTGTCGTTGCCATCTGGCACAAACTATCCTCCACATGTCATTACACCCACACAGACCGGAGAACTAGGAGTGATGCCGATGACAGCCAAGGATGAGATACGTTTCAAGACTCCAGATGCACTGATGAACGGACAGGGGGTGGTAGACGTAATACAGAGCTGTGTGCCCGAGATAAAAGATGCATGGCAGATAAAGAGCTATGACCTGGACACCATTTTGATTGCAATAAGGATAGCAACTTATGGTGAAACAATGGAGATCAATTTCAACGTGCCGAAAGTGAACGAAACCGTGGCACATTCTGTCAACCTTCCTGCGATACTTGACCAACTGAAAGCAACAAAAGTGGATTCAGAAATAACATTGGACGATGGACTAAAGATCACTGTTAGACCTTTGACCTACAAGGACATGACTTCGACGTCATTACAGACTTTCCAACAGCAGAAGATGTACACTGCTATACAGGATTCCAAGTTGCCAGATGAGGACAAGGCGAAAAGATTCAACGAAGCATTCAAGACCCTCACTGAATTGAACGCCAGCATAATTTTAAAGAACATCGAAAAGGTCACAATGCAGGATGGCACCGAGATATCTGACCCAACACACATCAAGGAGTTTGTGGAGAACGCCAACGCAGTGTTGGTCAAAGAGATTGAAGACAAACTGACGCAACTACGGGGACAGGGTGCAGTCAAGCCACTGAAGATGAAGGCCACAGAGGAACAGATCAAGAAAGGTGCGCCGGTCACTTACGAGGTTCCTGTTACATTTGATACATCAAATTTTTTCGTATAACCTTGCTTTCACAAACGGACTCTGACATAATCAAGACTTTGAAGGACATGGAGAACGGCCAGAAGGAACTGAAGCACGAACTGGTAAAGATCAGTTGGTACATGAGGGGAGGACTTTCATACTCCGAGGCCATGGCACTGAGTCCAACTGAACGTGAGATCATAGCACAACTGGTAAAAGACAACTTGGAAACAACCAAGAAAAGCGGTCAACCTTTCTTTTAAAATATAGTATACTATAATGGTATTTGAACATGCAGATAATTAACACTTACATATGTCCGAACGAGACCTAGTCAAGGAACTCAAAGCAGAAGTCGTAGAAATCACAAAAGACCGTGATGATGCTCTGGCGAAAGTCAAGAGCAAGGAGAGTCGTATGAAGCAGGTGTTGATCAAACTGGAACACAGAGAACAGGACGTGCAGAGCCTAGGACACAGGATAGGTGAGCAAAACAAGAAAATGGCCGAGCTGGAGGCCAAACTCGAGACCAAGGAGAAATTGCTCGAAGAGGCTCTAAATAAGATCAAAGGCACACATGAAGACTCCACGCAAGAAACAGACACCGACACAGAAGATAAAGACCTGGATTAGCGAGTTTGTGACCAAACCCAATCCGGTGTTCGGCAACCTGCCACCGTGTCCCTACGCCCAGAAGGCCATCGTGGAAAACAAAGTGGAGTTCGTGGAACTGGATTCATTGGCAGACTGGAGAACCATATACGGCATGATACACAATTTCGATTTCCAGCACAGGGACGTGCTGTGCATAATCGCGGATCCACGTCATTTCACCGCCCAGCAGACCGTGAGCATGGCAGAATGGTTCAATGAGAGGTTCATGCCCAAGGACATAGTGGTGCTGGAGGACCATCCCGAGATAGAAGAGCGTGTGCAACACGTCAAGCTCAACAACGGTGAGTTCGTGCTGTTCCTGGCACAGAGCCTCAGCAAGTTGAATCGGTTCTCCAAGATGTTGGAGTCAGGCCCGTACTACAAGAACTGGTCTAAGACTTATCTGGAATCAGTGAAAGGTTTCCGACATCCTTCAGGGTCTCGATCCTAGAGTCCCTCCTGCACAACTTCCTGTACTGTCGTTTGTCCGTGCTCCATTCGGTGCCGGTCCACCACTCGAACCCCTTGTAGTTGGCCTTGTACTCCGAGCTCTGCTCGTATCCGGATCCCATGTAGAAGTACCGCACGTAGTTGTTGCTGGCCCACTCGATCTCCATGTCCAGGGTGATGTCTGATATGGGTATGGTGTTTGCGTGTATCACGCTCTCCAATCCCGCCAGGTCCCTGGAGTCGAAGTTGTCTATGGTTGAGTAGTTGTCCTCCTGGTACCTGTATCGCTTCTGCTTGGTGAACCCCACTATGTTGTCCGCGGTGCCCAGATAGAACACCATGAATTGATCACGTGCATGGTAGTGGGCGAACGGGTCGTAGTCAGCGCCAAAATTTTTACGCTTCATGTACTGCTTGTATATCACAGGCAGGCTCAATAGACGCACCATCTCCGAGGCATCGATAACCTTGTAGCCGATCTCCTGTCCGTCGTGGGTGTGCCTCTTGAATCGTGGCCTGTACTTGTCCACGTCTATGCGTGTGCTACGGCTCTGGTAGAACACCTCCTTGCCCATCACTGGGTGGTCCAGCGCCAGCCATCCTCTGTCCAGTGCCTCTACTTCTTCATCCTGTTCCACAATGGCCATGGGCCTGCATATCACGAGGTCCTGCTGTTCCTGTTTGCCCAGTGTGTGATCGAATAGTAGTTCCATTGTTACTACTTAATGCATTGTCAGAGACGGCTCACGCCATCTGAAACTTCGCTTACGCTCGTTTCTTTTTTTAACTTACGCAGTTGTAAAAACAAATGACGCATATATGCGTCCCCTGTGGTAGATGAGCAGTCACAATTCGGCTATTTCTAGCCGAACTGACTTGAACCCTGTGGTGAGTTCGCAGTCATCATACAATGCTGTCGTAACTGGGCGGTTGTGCTGTACCCATTCGCTTATTCATCCAACGCGAGC